CTTGCAGAATGATTTTACGCAAGCCCTTATCATCGGACAAGGGGCGGACACGATGGCAGATAATCTGCATAAGCGGATGAAGACATCATACAGTAACGCTAAGCGATTAATCGAAACAGAGACGGCACGGGTTCACGAGCAAGGGTTTCTTGATAGCGTGAAAGACCTGGACGTCGAGGAGTTAGAGATACTGGCTACACTAGATAGTCATACTTCTTTTATCTGCAGACACATGGATCGTAAACGAGTCAGAGTCGTAGATGCTAAACCAGGCGTTACCGTTCCGCCGTTCCATTGCTATTGCCGGTCAACTACAATTCCATATATCCCTGGACTCGAAGGAACTCGAACAGGTAGAAATCAGAACGATAAGAGTACTGATTTCGACGGAGCGATTACCTATGAGGAATGGGAAAAAGAATATATCAATTAGCAGCGGAAACGCTGCTTTTTTATTGCCATTTTAGTATTGTTGGGCGATAACTAACAAGACCGTAGCCGTGAGGTGTGGCTCACGAAAATAAAGCGAAATGGGTATTTTTTAAGGAGGTCACTATGACTAAGGAAGAATTGTTAGCACTAGGATTAACTGAAGAACAGACTGCTAAGGTCGTTGAAGACTATGGCAAGAATTATGTGTCTAAGGATCAATTCAATGCTAAAAATGAGGAACTCAAATCCGTAAAAGGAGAACTCACGACTCTTAACAGCGAGATTGATAACCTCAAAAAATCTAATGCGGATAATGCGGAGCTTGCGAAACAAATTGAAACGATGAAAGCTGATGCTGAAACTCGTAAAGCTGAATACGAGGGCAAAATCGCACAACTTGAAATCGACAATATTGTGAACGTAGCATTGTCCAACGCAAAAGCTAAAAACAACGTTGCAGTCCGTGCACTATTGGATTTAACCGATGCAAAGGTGAAGGACGGCAAAATCAAAGGATTAGACGAACAACTTGCTGAAGTTGCCAAAGCTAATCCTTAT